CCAGGGCCAGCACCGCCTCGGTGGAGCCGCGGCTGTAGCCGTAGAACCGGAAGCAGATCTCATCCAGCTCGTCGCCCTGCTGCGTCAGGTAGGACTGGGAAAGGCTGCTCATGCGATCACTCCGAAGAGGTTGCCGAACCAGCCGCCCCAGCCGCCGCCGGAGCCGCCGCCGTTGAACTGATCCTCACCGTAGCGGGAGAGCTCCAGCGAGAAGTCCATCCGCCTGGGGATGCCAGGGCCGAGGAAAGTGGTCTGCGTCTCCTGCACCTGGAGGATGCAATAGCGGCCGAAGACGTTGCCGAGACCGTCGATCAGCTGCAGCGGCTCGCCATCTTCAGCCATGCGCCGCATCGAGTTGATCTGGCCCAGGCCGCCTCTGAAGTGCGGGTAGATCGTGCCGTTCAGGCTGATCTTCTCTTCGCCCTTGCCGATGAACTGCATGGCCGGCTCGCGCCCCAGGCGATCTTGCTTCTCCCAGCGGTAGGCGTTCTGCCGCTGCATCTGCTCGTGGGCGGCGGTGTTGATCTCGAACTGGAACCCGCCGAGGGTCATCAGGATCTGGGCTGCCATGATCAGTCGTTCAGGAAGGCGCGGACGCCGGATTCAGCCTGGCCAAGGATGTCTTGGAATGCGTAGCGCACCTGATCTGCGATCTCCTGCGCGCTGGCGCTGGTGCCGGCCACGTTGATGTTGATGGTGGGGCTCATGCTCATGCCCATCGTGCCGCCGCCGGCCATGGCCATGGCGGGAGCGGGAGTAGGTACCTGAGGCGATCCGGCGCTGCCTGGGTATTGCGGGACGAAAGGCTGGCTGATCATCGGCGCACCAGCGGCGCCGATCTGCGGCAGGCCATGGCTGCCCGGGAACGGCTGCGGCTGGTAGCCGTCGCGAGCCTTGTTGATCCCACTCATTCCGCGGCTGGCCGCGGCGTGGATTGCACCATGCAACCGCGACGACGCTTCATGCACGCCATCCGCCAGGGTGCCGATGATCGCCTTGCCGCTGGCGGTCAGGTATTTGAACGGGCCCTCCTTGGCGTCGGAGAAGGGCATCATCTTGCGCACGTTGGCGAAGACGCCTTTGACCGCAGCGACGAGCGCAGCAGCGCGCGATTTCACGCCATTGATGATCGTGTCGATGATCGCCTGGCCAACGCCGACGACCATGGCGGGCACGGATCGGATGAAGGCCACGATGCCCTGGAACGCCGCGACCGCAGTGGTGCGGATGTGGTTCCAGGCCATGGCGCCTGCGGTCTTGATCAGGTTGAACGCTCCTGAGGCGTAGCTCGCCAGGCCGCTGAAGATCCCGCGCAGGCCCGCGAAGGCGGTGTTGACGCCCTGCACGGCGAGCTGGCTGTTGCCGGTGAAGATCCCGACGATCACCTGCCACAAGCCGCGGGCCACGTTGATCACGCCCTGCAGCACGGTCTGGATGCCTTGAATCATCTGGCCCAGGCCGCCGCTCCACAGCGCCTGTCCGACCTGGCTGATGATCGCGCCGATGCTTCTGAACGCCTGGCCGATGCCGGCGACCGCGCCGTTCACGCCATCGCGGAACCAGCCCACCTTGTCGTAGGCAGCCTTGAAAGCGAGGCCCAGGCCGATGATCGCCAGCACTGCGATGCCGATGGGTCCGGTGATCGCAGCGCCGATCGCGGCGATGGCCGGGCCGATCGCGCCAGCCCAGCCGGCGATCGTGGCGCCGAGAGAGGTGGTGGCGATGGCAAGCTTCAGCGCTCCAAGGACTTCGATGAAGCTGGCGATGAACGGTGCGGCCGCCACCAGGCCAACGAACGCAGCGCCCACGCCGACGATGGTGTTCGTCAGGAACGGCGCCTTCTCCGCCAGCGCAGCGAAGCCCTCCACCAAAGGCGTGATCGCCTTGGCGATCGTCGAGATCGCCGGCAGCAGCGCATTGCCGAGCGCGACGCCAAGCCGCTCGGTGGTGGCCTTGAACGTGTTGAGGTAAACGTTGAGCGTGTTGATCGATTTCAGGTAGTCCTGCTCGACCGTTCCAGCTGCGGCGGCGCCGCCCGCATCTGCCTTGAGCTTTTCGTACTCTTTGCGGTATTTGAGCAGCGACATCAGGCCGAGCTTGGCTTCCTTGTCGCCGAAGATCTGGCTGATCTTGAAGACGTCGCCGCCGGTGATGCGCTGCAGCTCATTGAGCGCCGCCTCCATCGGGTTGACGCCCTTCTTCTTGGCGTCCTTGAGCACCTGCTCGATGTTGACGCCGAACTTTTTGAAGTTCTTCACCGCGTCTGGCGCGGTCATCTTGAGCATGGCGTCCGTCATGCGGGTCGCCGCTTGGCCTGCGTCTGGCGCGTCCTTGCGGACCATCTGCATCATCGAGGCCAGCGCAATCGCGCCCTGCTTGCCCTGGATCCCGAGCGTGCCTGCAGCCGCCGCGATCGTGGGCATGAACTGCGCCATGTCCTTCAGCTCGAAGGCGCCCTGCTTGCCGGCGAACGCCAGCGCATCGAACGTCGCCTTGAGCTCCGTCGGCCGGATCTTCAGTGCGTTCTGCAGCTGGAAGCCGGTCTTAGTGACGTCGGTCAGCTCCGAGCCGGTGGCGGTCGCCACCTTGCCGAGCGCCTCCATCGAGGCGACGGCATCCTTCAGGTTGAGGCCCTGGGCCACCAGGTCCTGCACGCCAGCAGCGAGCACCGTGGGAGCCAGGTTGGTCATGTTGCGCGCCGACAGCGCCGACAGCTGCGCGCCAAGCTGCTTCAGTTCCGACTGGCTTGATCCGCTGATCTTGCCGATTTCGGTGAGCGCCGTCTCGAACCGCGCAGCGGTGCGCACCGACTGCCCCAGGGCCAAGCCGATCGACGCAGCGCCAGCTGCTGCGACCTGGAACGCATCGTTCCGCAGCATCCCCTTGAAGCCCTTGGCTCCAGCGGTTGCCGCGTCGTTGAACGTGCGGGTGACGTTGCGGGAGAAGCTGGAGACCTGAGCCTGCGCCGCCCGGAGCGAGGCGGTGAGCGACGCCGCCAGCTTGCCGCCGATCTCGACTGTGATCCGGCTGGTTGCCCCGGCCATTGCTTACCTCCGTTTGGTCTTGGCCTCGATCTCTTTCTCGACGCCTTCGGCCGCTTTGTGCCAGGCGAGGAGCTCCTCCATTGTCAGGTTGAGCAGATCACTGAGGCCCCAGCCGGTGAGCTTGGCGACGATCACGCAGATGCGTCTCAGCTCTCGTCCTGGGGCCCAGTGAAACCCGCCAGCACGGCGGCGACTTTCTGGAAGTCCACGATGTCCAGCTGCTGAATGGTGGCAGGGGGCACATCGCACAGGGCGGCCATCATGTTGACGGTCCGCTTGGCTTCGGTGCCCTTGCCTTCCTCAAAGGCCAGCTGATCAGCCACGGTGGGCCGGCGCATGGCCAGGGCGGAGACCTGAACTCCGTCGACTTCGACGGAGTATTCAAGGTCGATCGTGGTGGTGGGGCGGTTCTTCATCAGATGCCGATCGCGGTGCGGATGCTGGCCAGCTGGTCAGTGCCGTTGATGACTCGGGTCATGTTCTCCACGTCGATCTCATGCACCACAGAGCCACCGATGGTGAGCTTGTAGTAGCGGAGACCCATGACGAACGCAGCCTCGGTGATCTCGCCGGCGACCATCGAGCCGGGATCGTGCTCCTTGATGTGACCGGTGACGTTGTAGACGATCGGAGTCGCCGCTTCACCGTTGGCCATCAGCGCGCCGCGGATGGTGGCGCGCACCTGGTTCTGATTCACCAGGCCGAAAAGCTTGAGCACTTCAGGGTCGTACTCGGCCAGAGTGAACTCCATCTCCAGCGCTTCCATGCCCATGTCGATCTGAGCAGGGGCGTCCATCCCGCCGCCGCGATACTCCTCAGCCACGACGGCGAGGGTCGGAGGGGTCAGCTCAGTGACGCGGCCGGCGTAGCCACGGCCGTCCACGTAAAGGCTGAAGTTACGTAGGGTCTTGGGAAGAGACATCGGTCGGGCCTCAGTTGGTGGTGAGCAGTTCGGTCAGGTAGCCGGTCGTGAGCACCGACCGGAAGGTGACACGCTCCGCGGGATAGCAGGGGGTGAAGTCGAAGTCGAAGGTCACCTGGCCGTTGGCGATGTCGCCAGGGCCGTTGGCTTCGGGATCGATCCAGCAGCTACCGCCGAGGATGGCGCCGCGAGCCTGCAGGCTGCGCATGTACTCGTTCACGCTCTCAGCCACGTCCTGCAGATAGGTGCGGTTGATGCAGCGATCGACCGCCCAGAGGTGGCCGCGCAGGATCGACTCATTCACCATGTCGGCGGTGCGCACCACAGAGAGGTACTGCCACTTGGTGTCGTCGCTGGTGGTGCGGTTGCCCCAGAGGCGGAAGCCCTGCTCGCGGATGATCGTGGCGACCTTGTTCTCGGTGAGGATGTTGGCCGCGGAGTTGGAATCGCCCAGGGCGAAGGGCACAGGGCGGGACACGCCAGCGATGCCTTGGATCAGCTTGTTGGAAGGCGACTCCCAGAAGCCCATCTCTGCATCGACGCGAGCGATCATGCCGGCGACGCGAGCAGAGGCGGGCTGATCGACGAAGCTGGTCCCGCTCAGCACCTTGGTCCAGGGATCCACCACGTAGAGGCGCTTGTCGCCGTGATCGTTGGCGTAGTCCTGCGCGTCAGCGTCGTTGGTGTTGGGACCATCTGGT